ATCGGGATCTCGCTGGCGTCGACCTTGCCGACGCTCTTCGGGATGACCACGGACTGGGCAGCGGGGTCCTCTACCGAGAAGCAGTACCGGCGGCGAATGTTTTTGGTGAGCTGAGAGCTGCCCAGAGCTTCGAGGGTGGGGTGTTGGGTGGCCACCTTGATCAACACGCCAGTACCGGCGCCCATTCGCGCGATGGACTCTGATAGGGCATTCATTTCGAAGGATCCGATGCCCAGGACTTCGGCCGCCTCATCGATTACCACCAGCAGCAGCGGGTGATCGGCGTCGACCTGCCAGACCCGCCAGCCCTTCGACGCCGCGTATTTACTGCGCGCCTCCATGACTTCCTTGACCGCGCGCATCATCCAGATGACCTGCTTCTCATCCGAGGAGTCGATCACCCAGTCGAAAAGGCTGGCTACCGGCATCAGCGCCATGCCGCCCTTAGCATCAATCCCCCATCGCACAACGTCATTGACCTCCGCGCTCTCTGCGGTGATTAAGTCGAACAGACTGGATTTCCCGGATCGGGTGGACCCTGCGGCCAGAGTGTGCATACCGCCGAAATCATTGTCATACCAGCGGACCACGTGGCGACTGCCGTCCTCGCGTAGGCCGACGAACATTTCGTCGCATATCGAGCGCATGGAGGGCTCGGTGAATGGCACGATCGCATCTAGGATCGGGGATTCGGTGTTTTCAATGACGTCGATGCAATTGGGGTTCTTCAGTCCCTTGCCCTGGAAGACGTGCTCGAAGCGAATTTTCCCCTCGGGGATACCCAGAGCGCTCTCCAATTGTCGGGCATTGCCCTTGAAACTCTCCAGGGTGTAGGTACCGTCGTCCCACCAGAAGCGCCATTTACGGCCGGTCTCGGTGGTCTTCACGGCGGAGCGCATCACGTGCGCGGGCATGCCGATGCGCCCGCGCAGAGTCGGCCAGCGCTGTACGTCGCGTTCGACCTTGACCCGCTTCTTGTTGTACTCGTCGAACCACCAGAACGATCCGAGTCCGAGCACCAATGTCAACAGCGTGATGACCATCCATCGGGTTTCGATGACTTGATTGCGCACGAGCATCACGAATGCACAGAACGCGGCGATGACAATCCACACGAAATTGCGCATGCCGTGATCCTTTTTGCGGGCCCACCGCGCGTGCGCCCCGATCCCTGCGGCTGCCCCCAGAACCGCGATGAGAGCCCCGGCCTGACCCGGGGTGAAAGCGAAGGAGACACCCGAGGTAATGCAAGCCAAGATCCCGAAGAAGAAGGGCGTCAAGCCCACACGCCGACGCACCACCCAGGGGATATCCTGGGTGGGTGCGGCGGTGGGCTTACGCGTTGCCATCGGTCTAGGTCACCCCACGTCCTTGAAGAGTTGCTCATTTGGCTTGTGTCGTTGGTTGCGCTCGTATTCCAGCCGGGCTCCGTAGATACTTTCGAATATCAGCCAGGCTTGTGTGAATTGGTGTTTCATCGCGGCGAGCGTGTCGGCGGCCCCGTCAATATGAGCGGCTACTCGGGGATCGATCTTCTTGCCAACGATCTGCTCGGCGGCGAAACTGTGCACAGCCTCTACCGCTTGTGCCAACCCAGCGTCCATACCAGCCAGGTGTTCTTTGAGCTGGGCGACGGTCTCGATGTTGACCGACGCCCAGGCCTGGAATGCCCCGGCGATTTTGGCCCCGGAGTTGCCGCTACGGGGGCGAGTAGATGCGGTCACGTTTGCTCCTGTCGTGTGGGTCACCGGCGCGGACCGCGCCGGAGGTTTGGTGGCTTGCGTTTTGGCCGGACTCGGGGTGCGTGGAAGCACCGGCCGCTCCCGGGCCTTCTGTTCGAGCATCGTGTCTCGCTCGCCTGGCTTGAGCACCTTGCGCTTCTTGTGCTCCATGGCTTCGTGGCGGAATTCGTGCTCCTCCATACGCCGGTAGAGCACGAACTCATGGCAACCGGCGTAGCGGCACATCTCGCCGCCGCCGATCCACTCGGTCTTGGCCCCGAACCAGCCGGAGACCGAAGATCCGATACGGCGGCCACCACGCACCACGTTGCGGCTCTTGGCGACCCCTCGCTTGACCCCCTTGCGGGGGACCGGGACCGGCTTGTGCCGATGATCGGTATCAGACGGTGATCGCGTCATCTGCGACCCCTTCTCTGTTGAGGTAGGCCATCCGGAAGCTCTCCATGTAGCCCTGCCTCTTGGCGGTCGGAGAGGTGAGCCCGGCCCGTTCGTCCACCTGCTTAGGAGTGATCTCGTTCAGCGGGCGACCGTCCATCAACGCCTCATCAGCCAGCTCCACGAAGGCCGCCTGAGCGCGCTCACGGGCCGTCCGGGGCGCGGCCAGCTCATCGGAGGACACCTGCTCGTCAGAGGGCTCGGCGAGGCGCTCAGCGGGCCGGGAGATCGGCTTGGTCGCCTTCGTGGGCTGCTCTCCCCGGCCCAGACCGTCCACGACCTCACTCAGGGTCAGCCGCTGCTGCACCAGGGCCTCGGCCGCCATGAACACCAAGACCACCGGCACCGAGTGCTTGACGATCTCCGCCGGGCTGTGCCCGAGCCACGCGCCCCAGGTGTTCATCACGTAGGTGATCCCCAGCGCGATCCACCGGGTGGTGCGCACCCAGCCTCCGGCCTGGAAGCCGTGCCGGTTGCCGATCTGCTCGCCGCGCAGCAACACCAGCATCAGGCCCATCACCATCGGCTCGACCAGCCACGCCGTGATCCACACCAGGCTGAGCGAGGTGGCCGCTCCGGCGACGAACCGCTGAACGTTGACCGTGGTGTAGGCCAGCCCGGCGATGATGAACGTCCAGCCCCAGCGGTCCAGGGTGTCGCGGGTCCGCTCGATGGTCAGGGCAGCCACGTTGGGGTCCGAGCGGTACGCGCGCAGTCGCGCGGCCGACTCCGCATCGTTGACCAGCCGGACAGCGGCGATGTCCAGCTCCGCCGCCGGGCGCTTCGCCCACCGGCTTAGTTTCCCTGACCAGCCCTTCACGTGCCCTCTTCCCTCTTGATCCATCTCTCCAGACGACTCTGCAATGTCGAATCCACCGTCTGAGTGGCTTTGGTCAGGTCACCCCAGGAGTGACCTCTCTTGGCGCAGAGCAAAGCCGCGTCCCGACACCAGAGCACGTCGGCATACAGCCTGATCAGATCGGCGGCGAGACCCGGATCAGCTGACTCATCGCCTCCCAACGCGTATGTGAGTCGGGTACGGAGCTCACTCACGGCCGAGAGCGCCTCGCGTGCGTCCAGCAGAACCAAGGTCTTCCCTCTCCCGCTCCTACCGATAATTCGGTACAGTCAATTGGATCATACAAGGATGTCAAGAGACAAGCCATCGGAGTGAGACTCAAATGAGGGGACCTGTCGACGCCTTCTCGCAGCTAGTCGCGGGGATCCTGCGTCCCATCTATGAAACGATCGCCACCTTCATGGTGGTGACGGGAATCGGTGCTCCGGTGGGCATGTCCGCGCTGGCCAGCGATGGCAGAATGCCGTGGATCGCGGTGGGGATCCTCACCGTGCCCTGCCTGATCCTGGCCTGGCTCTCGGAACGGATTCGTCGGAAATACCTGCGTTGGGTGCGTATCGCCGCTGATGAATCCGACTGACGAAAAGGAAACGTATGACATCTCCGAACCCCGCCGTCGGATTCACGATGGGCATTCTCTCTGGATTCTGTGGGCGCGAGCCCGGTAGCGATTCGATGTGGGCGTGCTCGCACAACCACTCAGGGGAGGCTGAAGCCCTGGTCAGGATGGTGGAGCAGCACCGATTCCCCGAGCTGTTGCGCGAGCTCTTGCACGACACCAGCAGCGATATGGACGTCGCTGAGCGAGCCAGGAACAAGCTCGCCGAGCTGGAGTCTCGGGCCGATCGCATCGAGTCACGATGAGTCGCTCCCCCGAGGATCGGGACGATCCCTACCGCTCCTGCACGATCACCGTCGAGGGTGACGTGGCCAGCCAGCTCGTTGACCTGGCTATCGATCGCGCGGTCATCTTCCTGGGCGAGCCTCGGGGGAATCTGTACGCCGCGCATGTCGGCAATGCGACCCCGGTCAAGCATTCCCCGTACCGGCAGCATCTCGGGGTATCACCGCTCATCACTCGATGGCAGGCCACCATCACGGTCCGGCTGCTGCCCGAGATCGTGCGGGAGCGCAGAGAACGGGCGGAGGAGGCCAGAGGGGACGCGGATCCCTCCGAGCGAGCGGGCAGACGCTCTCGGCCGCTGAAGCTGGTCTAGTCATTGATCGCTTCAACTGATGTTTGATCTTCGTCTAGCCTGATGATCTAATGCTCGCGAATGATCTCTTGTGCCCTTTGAGCGAGCGGAGCTGTGCAATGGTGGACGTGGAAAACCCCCGGCGTCGGAGTCGAGTTGTGGGTGCCGAGCGAACGAGACTGCGGGCCAGGGTCGAAGAGTTGTATACGGTGAATAACCTCTCGATCCGTGCCATCGCGGAGGGCATCGATCGCTCGTACGGCTCGGTACATCGGCTACTGAACGAGGCCGAGGTGCCCATGCGTAGCCGGGGCATGCGCCGTCGGAATCAACCCACCCCCTGACCTTGTCCTCAGCGGATCTACCGGAAGTTCGGTAAGGTGTGCCCCCACCACTCGATCGAACTGGAGGTCTGATGGGTCTCAACATCAACGCCGACGCACTCCGGGGCCAGGGCCCGCCCATGTCCCCGGAGTGTCGACCTTGCCTGTCGGGCGAACACCACAAATGCGCCACGGTGCTCGGCCCAGAATATGCCGATGCTTTTGACACCACCTATCGCTGTCCATGTTATTTTCAAGATCAGGAGTCTCACCAGTCGGATTATGATCTCGCCCAGGCCGACAGGGAATTCAATCGGACTATGCACCCGCTTTTCGACGAGCGCCCCCATAAAGGCTGGGACGACTAATGACCCTCGGGCAACCCCACCCTGAGGACAACGGAATCCGTTGCGACGTCACCCGGCGCAGACACCCGCTGTGCACCGGGTGGTCTCCCGCTCAGGGCTGTTATATCGATTGGGACAACCCCGATTACGAACGGCCGAAAACGGTCACCAACGCCAAGGCGAAGGTGGCAGAACTGGCTACTCGGGTAGCGCCGGTGTCCCGCGTCGCCGACACGGAGGGTTTCCCGGCGGCCGAGGAGGGCAGCGAGCGCGCAGCGGACCGATGGACTGATGCCCAGAAGGAGCTCGTGGACGCGGCCATCAGAGCTGTGGCCAAGGCTCACCATGGTGGCGGGGAGTTCAACTCCGACGACATCTGGGACGAGCTGGCCGGTGCGGTACCTGTGACCAAGGGGCTCACCTCCCGGCTGCTCATGGCCCAGCGACGCGGGCTGATCGGCAACACCGGCAAGACCGAGATCTCTCAGCGCGGTGGACACCACGACCACGGTCAACGGCTGACCGTGTGGCACAGCGTGGAGTGATAGTCCTGTCTCCGTAGAACCATCCCCGGCGGAAGAGATGAAAGACCGCCGAAGGATGGGAAAACGCTGTGACTTCTAGCGCCAAATTGGCGTCTGAGCATGTCGCAACGTGCCCGAATTGCGGCCAGCGTGTGAAAATGACTCTCACGTTCGGTGGGTATAGATGCCCATTGTGTGGCCATATCTCCGGCGGCGCTCACGAAAAGGAGAGCCGCAGAATGGCACCGGAACTGGCCGAAGTGACGCGCTTGCTCCAGGAAGCCGCGCGGACTGATGATCCCGACGAGAGTGCTCGATTGATCGCCCAGGCCGACGAGAAGCGGTTGGTGATCAACGCGGGCCTGAGGCAGGCCAACGAAGTTGATCTCGCCCGCGCCACCGTGGAAGAACGGCTCACCCCGGTCCGAGTGCACGAGCACCACACGGCTGCCACCGACTGGCTCGGGGACATCGTCACCGAGGCGCAGACCGACGTCGAGCGGGCGATGATCGCCGAGGGCAGCGTCTGGTACGCCAGCCGCTCGCAGGCGGTCAGGCAGCACCCCGACGAGCTGGCTCAGCAGGCTCTCGGGAAGGCCGCCCGGCTGGCTGGTCGCTACGGCGAACAGTCCGAGGTCGCGGAGAAGGCCTTCCTGGATCATGTCGGTGCCCTGCACGCCAAGGAAGTCAACGCCGGTCTCATCGCGGTGGCCGCCGCCGAGACCCGCGAGCCCTATGAGATGGCCGGAACCGGCACCGAGGGGCAGGGCCTTCCCGGAGAGATGACGTCGTCCGAGCGGGCCCCGGCCATGCGGGACGTCATGAACAACAGCTCAGGCGGCTCCGTGAGCGACCACGGCTGGCCGGACCCTCTGGAGTTACCCCAGGCCGATGTGGACGCCGCCAACGGCGACTCAGGGGCGCAGCGAGTAGCCAGCCATATCACCCATGAAGGAAGGAACGCATCCATGGCCAACACCACGGCCCAATGCCCGGCTTGCGGCGGTCACGGTCGAGTGGCCGTGCGCGTCCAGGGCGCTTCGGGGCTCGATCAGATCGACCAGACGATCGACCCGAACGGCAACCCGAAGCCGACCCCGTATCCCGAGGAGCAGGCCTTCCCCTGGGAGATGCCTGGTGACTCAGGCCAGGCCATCGCCGAGACCGAGCAACAGCTCTCCCAGCGCGAGCAGCTCAGGGGCGCCAGCCGTCAGCAGCGTGCGGTAGCGGCGGCTAAGCAGGCCGCCGAGCAGGCCTATCTGCGGGCCATGGCCGGTCAGGACGACTCGGGGTGGATGGGCGACATGGGCGCCGGGGGCAACCGTCCCGGCATGCAGGACGGCGGCAACCCGGGCGCTCCCTACCCGGGCAACCTCATCGATCCGGACCCGGTCTACGGCCAGGGCGGCGACAACGGCGACCAGCCGCTGAAGCCCTACGGCGCCGATGAGGCCAACGACGTCACCAACAACCCGGGCATGGGGTATCAGCCGGGCCAGCCCCTTCAGTACGACCAGGCTGGACGGCCCAATCAGGTGGGTCAGCCGACTGCCTCTCGGGCCGATCAGGACCCTGAGATCCAGCGCGCGTACCGCTTCATTCGGGCCCGCCGGGAGCAGTTGAGTCGCTGATGGATTTCAGGGGAGCGCGTCGTTTGATCGCCGGGGACCTCTCCGGTGATCTCGCCATGGACACGGCGAACGACGCCTCCCATGACCCCAGCCGGACCCTGAATCACGGTCAGAGCCCGGTGCACACCGACGGCCAGGACCCCGCTTCTCCGGGCGGCCCGGCTCCATACAACGGAGACGAGCCGTACGGGGAACCGGCGGTGGATGACCCGATGTGGCGCGACCCCTCGCAAGATGACGAGAACAAGGGCGGTCCCGTCCCGCACGTTGAGGGTCCCAACGAGGGCCAAACGACGCTTCACAATGCGCGGCTGGCCAGCTATATGGCCAAGGCCGGACGACACGGAATGAAGGACGCCTGATGACGCTGGATTTGTGGGTGGAGGCCAGCCGCGATCGGGAGGCCGAGATCAGCTCGCTGCGGATGGCCCAGGCCAAAGTCGCGGTCGCGGGCCTGTGGCCTTTCCTGGCGCTCGCGCAGAGCGAACGGGAGTTCGAGCACCGACTCGCCCTGGCATGGGAGCACATCGCCCGGGAGGTGCCGAACGATCTCCTCCAGCCAGTCGCCGAGTCGCTGCACGCGGACTTCACCGTGTCCAGGCAGGCGGTGGTTGACGAGCACCGTACCGGCGCGAAGAACGCACAGGGCGATGAAGTCGAGGACGGCGAGCAGCCCGAGGGCGGCGATATGCCGGACTGGCTCCAAACCAAGATCCACGGAGAGGGCTCTCGGACGGTCGAGTTCTTTCACCGGGCCAGCGGTCGATGGGTCACGGCGGCGCTCGAAGAGGAAGAAGGCGGCGGTAACCCGTACTACTTCAGCGGCGGTCCGGAAGGCGGCCCGGCCACCGGGGACACCCACCAATTCCCGCCGCATCCCACCGGCGGGGACCCGATTGACCCGCTTAATCAGATGTTCCCGATGCAGCCCTCTCCGTGGACGGTTCCGCCGGGCGGGGAATGGAAGGAGGCTCCGATGAACCTGGGGCCCAACCAGCCCGGCCAACATCACGCCGCCGCCGTCGGTGAGAAGGCCGCCTGTACCGAATGCGGCGGCCAGATCGTCTACAGCAAGCACGATCACGGCAAGGAGTGGAACCACGTCGGATCCAACTCCTGGCTGCTCGATGACGCCCACGTACCCGCGCCGGTGCGCAAGCGCGCGGCGGGGAATCCGAATTACTTCGCTGGTGGGCCCGAGGGTGTGGCGGGGACTCCGGAGGGCGGATTCCCTGAGGATGTCGCCCAGGGCGTTGACCCTGAGGACCCGATCAATGAGCTGTACGGCGTGACCCCCATTTCAGCCAGTTTAGGGAATGGCAGAGCTCGGGTAGCAAATACACCGCACAATCCAGCGCCGGATAGCGACAAGCTCCTGGGGACGGATTTCGATTCGCCCGAGGAGGCCGAGCGTTGGGGAAAAGCTGAGCGCGGAGAGCAGCAGTCCAGCCGGGACTCCACCGCGTTGACCGGCTCCCGGCACCAGGGGTTCTTCGACCCCGCCGATCCCAGCGTGCGGATGGTGGCCGCCGACGACCCGTTCAGCCAATCGGGCAATCCATTCAGCATGGGGCCCTCCCCGCAAGCGCCCGCCGGGGCCACGAACGCCGGAGGGGACGCCAACGTGCCCACCCCCACCGCCACTCCAGCGACGACTTCTCCCCGGCAGCTCCCCGGCGGCGCGGGAGCCGGTGGAGCGGGCGGTGGTGATCCTGGGGATTCCTCTGATCGAGCGGCCAAGAACCAGGCCGTCGGCCACCGGGTACATGGCGAGTCGCGCGAGCTTCAGACCGATGACGACCCCACCGGCTACGGCGACGAGTACGAGCACAACATCTATGAGCGCGGGGGCCCGCTGAGCACCCGCCCCCGTCAGGATCCGGGCGCACGCAGCATCAACACCCCGCAGATCCAGCGTCAGCCGATCCCCACGAACAGCTCATCTCACCCCGGCGGTGGCGCCCGGCAGGGAGAAGAGGGCGACGAGGACGACCGCCGCCAGGCGTCCCGAGTGGCCGAACTACTGGTGCGAGAGCTGGTGGCCTGATGCCGATCACCGTGAAGTGCCATTCCTGCCAGAACGTGGGCATGATCAACAAGCTGTCGATGAATCTGACCTGCACCTGCGGATCCCGAGACATCGACCTGCATGACCCGGCCTCTGTGTCGTTCCTGGAATTCATGGGCGCCGCGCACGGACCGGGTACCGGCTGGGGTCAGTCGCGCCCGGACGCACTCGACGGATGGAGCGAGTACGCCGGTCCGGCGCCGAGCTCGAACCCGTTCAACGCTCCGAACGAGCCAGGCCCCTGCCCGGAATGCCACGGGTCCAAGCGGGACCCGGACGGCGAAGGGGTGTGCCGCGCCTGCGGCGGGCAGGGGCATCGCACGCCGACCACGCAGAACGACAGCGAGCCTCAGGTGGCCCGGCATAACTACCCGTCAACTCAGACCAAGGTCCCGTTCATGGGTAATGCGAGGAATGCCGATCGAATCATCCGTACGCCGGAAGAAGTCATTAAGCGTACGACCCCGGGGTGGAATACTGGAGAAGGCATCACCGACTCGGATGCCAAATTTCCGAATATCTCTCCTCACTTGAAAACCCGCGACGACAACGCAGCGGCTCACCTGTATTCGGATGAGGGGCTTTCCCAAGCTCGGGGCAAGGGCTACGCAATGGACGAAGCCCCTTGTCCGAGCTGCGGTAACGCACCGACTCATCTGGTCAATGATTACAAAGGTGATGCCTGGTGGCATTGCGACAACTGCGGGCCCCTAGAGAACATCGATCGCAAACCCCAGATCGACCCGTACAATCCGCCTTCAGACTTCAAACCCAATCCGAGATCGTTTAGGACCAGCGGGAAGGCCCGGCAGAAGACCGGGCGGGTCTACGACATGATCACGGTGGTATCGACCACCAACCCCGGATTGTCCCAACGGCATGTCGTGGGATTGGTGCTGCATACGGCCAGGAAGTACCAGGGGTGATCTGTGGGTGACAACCTGCGTGAAGGTGCTCGGATCAGCTATGTCGGCGACGGCCGTACGGGGCGCACTCTGGGTGAGCACGGCCGACTGCTGGCCCGGGACCTCCGCAGCGGCCACGTGAAGTGGGCCGACTCCTCGATCACCCTGGAAGATCTTCAGGACATCGCGCCCCTGGTCACTCATGCGGTAGCCAGCACTTCCGATGATCTGGCTGATTCTCTGGAAGTGGGCCCGATTCAGACCACCGGCCTGCGGAATGTTCTCGAAACCGAAGGCAGCGCCGGAGCAGTCAACGCGCTCGCCAACTCAGGACATTTGGGTGACCTCCAGGACGTCGCCGACGACGCGCTGAATTTCGTCGCGCTACGCATTCGGCAGGAGCCGCTGTTTCGCGCGGCCACCGCCTCCTTGGAAGCGGATGAAATCGATGAGCTGGTGACGATGGCCGCGCAGGTGTTGCTGAGGGATAGCTTCCGCGAGGTCATCGATGGCTGAAATGCGTAAGTGTGACAATTGTGGATCGAGAATGAGTCCGCGTTGGCCCCGTAAGCGTCAGGCTACCGGCGAAATGTGGTGCCCCACCTGCGAGGATAGAAAGGCCCACACGATGACCACCCAGGCCGCCGCTGAGCGGCACTCGGACATCGACTGGAAGGTGCGCACGTTCGGTGCCGCCAACACCTCTCTGGGCCGCGCCGGATATGCCCACCGTCACACCGGAGCCACCCACGAAGAACAGGAGGCCCGGCTCGCCGATGCTAAGGGGTGGGATCACTCCAAGACCGGATTCCAGCCGGTCCGGTTCGCCATCGAGGGCGCCCGCGACTACGCGCACAAGATCGGTCTGGGCGATCCCCATGCGAGCGGTTTCGAGCACATCCACGTCACTCCCGATCTAGTGCGTTCCCGGGGGCGCGCCTACGACGCGCTGCCTGAGCATGACCCGGCGGCAGAGAAGCACTTCCATGCCATGAATAAGGAGGTGGGGGACCAGTTCCACCACCTGACCCACACCATAGGGATCAAGGTCAACACGGTCGACCACGATCCTTACGCCAACGTGCACGAGCTGGTCAAAGACGTTCGGGACAACAAGCGGCTCAACGTGCTGGGCACCCACGTCACCGGCGGGCATCCGCTCTTCTCCAACCACGAGAACGATCAATTCCGCGCGGTGCATGACTTCTTCGGCCACGCCGCCACCGGCCGCGACTTCTCCCGACACGGTGAGGATGCCGCCTACCGCGCGCACTCGGCGATGTTCTCCGAGCACGCCCGTCCGGCGCTCGCGTCAGAAACAAGAGGACAGAACAGCTCGCTGATCCTCAACGGGCATTTCGGCCCGCAGCGGATCGCGGTGCTCGGCAAGCAGCATCTCGCCGCCGGGTGGTCCGGAGAGGACGTCATCCGCCACGAGATCGGGCGGCAGAAGGTCCACCACGTCTACGTCAACGGCCGACCGGCCGGACGGATGTGTCCCCAACACCTGGACATGGCGCGCCGTCGAGGCGACTTCGCTACCGGCCTGGCCCGTCAGGTCGGCATCGAGGGCCAGTACCCCACCATCCAGCAGAGCCCTCCGGCTGAGGGTCGTTGCGACGAGTGCTCTCGGGTATCCGGCACCCAGTCCAAGACGCTCCCCTGGGAGCGGGCCGAGCAGCCCGGGGCCATTCCGACCAAAGAGGAGCAGGTACCCAGCCAGCACAGCTTGCTGCACCGCGCGCCCCGGCCTTATGTCGATGAAGTCAAGCCTTTCCGGCCGGGTATTCAAAGCCTCAACCGTGTCGCGCTAGCCCATCGAATGGGAGAGCCAGGAAGAGTGAACGGTCCTGGACCCATTCGGATACAAGCGCACGATTCCGGCGATGGGGAGACCGTATTCCATTGTCCTTTCTGCGGCTCCGGCCAGGTAATCGCGCGCTCGGATGGCACAATAGAATGCGAATTCTGTACTACGGCATTTACCGTCCAGGTCCAACCAGTCATGTCGGCGTTCCCCCAGACCATCGACGGGGTGCCCGTGGACGTACCTGGAATGCCCGCTGGCGGCCAGAACGCCAACGTGCCCCCTGGTGCTGCTCCCGACGAGCCTGGGACCGCTGACGGTGATCCTGAGGTCGAAGACGATGCCTCGGGCGACGACGGCGATGATTCCGGTGGTCCTCCAGCGTTCCTGAAGGGCTCCGCGCTGCGCACCGCCACCGGTGCCGTGCTGGGCGTTGAGTCCTACGTGCAGCACCTCGCGCTGGCGCACGCGCACAACCGAGAGGCCGTGCTGGCTATGATCCGCGAAGAGAACGGGAGCCGCTGATGGCCACCACCGTGTACGCCCTACTCCAGTACAAGGGCCAGGACGGCAAGGTCCACGAACCCGACGGTGAAGGTTTCGATCTGCCTGACGAGACCCCCGAGGAGCAGGCCGAGCTGGCCAAGCTCATCGAGTACAAGATCGTCACCAAGAGTGCGAGTCGAGGTCGGAGAATCGCTGAGAAGGCATCCGAAGATGACGACTCCCAGCGCGCGCCCCGGAGGAAGAGCTAACTGTGTCCCTGCCCCGCGAAGCCGCACAGGCCCTGCGGGACGTCGACTCTTCGCTGCTCCCCGGTCCGTTGGCCATCGAGGGGAAGGTGTGCGCGGGGGCGAAGTTCCACAGCCCTAGCCCGCTCGTTCTGCACGACGTCACCCTGCTGAACGGCAGGGTGGTCACTCTCTGCGGCTGCTGCCGAGACAACGCATCTGTGCTGACGGCCCTGGTCAAAACCCATGCTCAGGAGCTGAGCTGGCCGGTACGACGCGAGTTCGGCAACCTACTCCGCAGTTTGATCATTCCGAAAGAGACCGATGCCTGAGCTCAAGATCGTTGACCGGCGGCAATCGGCTCGTTCAAGTGGACTGATCGTGCCCACCGCGAGTCAAGCCGCCGCCGCGCTGAGGGGTCGGCTGCCCCGAGAGGGTGTCTCGGTGCCCGCGCCGGTTACTGATCGGCGGGACGGACTCGGCCATGACAGCGCGCTCGATGAGATGCGGCGCAATCGTGCGATCAATCGTCGGATCGGTCGCCGGGTCACCGGCACCACGGTGGAAACCGGCGGATTCTCCGGCGGCGCCGATGTTCAATTCGCCACCGGGCGTCCCCGCGACCCGATGTTCTATTGGCGCCAGAACAATATTCCTTACGATGTCACCAAAGACGACGAACTCAAGAAGGTCCGGGCTTTCTGCCGTCTGCTTTACCTGACCCACCCGATCGTATCCGCGTGTATCGATATCTACTCGAAATTCCCGCTTCAGGGAATGACGCTAGAGAGTAAGGACGATCAGCTCACCGACTTCTACACCAATCTTTTCTTCGATGAAGAGGGATTGAACTACGAGGAATACCTGCTTGACATCGGCCGGGAATACTGGTTGACGGGAGAAGCGTGGCCGCTCGGCTCCTGGAATCCACAGCTCGGCATCTGGGATGGCGACGAGCTACTCCAGCCTGATGACGTCGAGGTTGAGCGCAGCGCATTCCTGAAAGACCCACGGTTCCTCATCCGGCTGCCTGCATCTCTGCGCAAGGTGCTCCAGGAACGGTCTCCTCGCTGGGAATACGAAGCGCTGATGCGCAACTACCCAGAGCTGTCCGCTTACGCGAGCGAGAACGCCCTGATGCCGGTTTCGAATGTGTTGCTTAAGCAGATGAAATTCAAGGGCGATACTTTCCACAAGCGCGGGCTGCCGATCCTCATGCGCGGATTCCGAGCTATCACTCAAGAAGAGATGCTTAATGCGGCGATGGATGCCGTCGCCGATCGTCTCTATACCCCATTACTTCTGGCTAAGCTCGGCGCGAGCGCGAGCGACTTGGGTACCGAGGCGCCGTGGATTCCTACTCGGGGTGATCTGGAAGACTTCGAGGAAGCCCTGGACGCCGCGCTTGCTGGTGACTTCCGGGTGCTGACCCACCACTTCGCTATCTCGATGGAGTCGGTGTTCGGCCGGGAGAACATGCCGGACATGACCAATGACTTCGAGCGGATCGAGGACCGGATCCTTCAGGTGTTCGGGCTGTCCCGGACCATCCTGCAAGGCGCGGCGGCAGGGGAGACTTACGCCGCCGACGCGCTGAACCGAGATGTGGTCACCCAGCTCCTGACTCACTATCAGCGGATCTTGCAGCGCTTCTACCGCAGTCGCGCGCTGATCGTGGCCGAGGCCCAGGAGCACTTCGACTACGACGTTCGCAACGGACAGCGTTATGTAGTCATGGAAGAGATTCTTGAGGTCGATGAGGAGTCCGGCGAGGAGCACATCGTCCAGCAACCGAAACTGCTGGTGCCGGAGCTGAAGTTCGACACTATGACCCTCCAGGACGAGCAGCAGGAGCGCCAGTTCCTAGAAGCCCTGCGCGAGTCCGGCATGCCGATCAGCAATAAGACCCGCCTACTGGGCACAGGTGTGGATCTTGCCGAAGAGATCGAGACTCTGAGCCAGGAGCAGGTCGAGATGGCCGTCGCAGAGCAGGAAACCCGCCGCGAGACGTTCAAGGCGCTGCGCGACAAGGGCTACCCGATCCCCGAGGATCTGACTGCCGACTTCCAACCCAAGGCCGCTCAGGTCAACCAGCACCTGCCGGGCAACCAGGGTGCTGGAGGGGACGGGTTGATCCCCGCGCTCGGGCAGCAGCCGATGGACCTGCCCGCGCTCGCCCCCACCCAGCAGGACATGGCGGCCGACCCCGATGACGAGCAGGAGGGGCCGATGGGCCAGCTCATCCCGATGCAGCAGCCCACCCGGCCGCCGGAGTCTGACGAACAGAGACAAGGTATGCCCAAACCAGCACACAAGACCGCCAAGCTCAAGGTCGGTATCCGGGAGGCCACTCGGAAGCATTACGTGGCCCCCGATAACTCCGAGGAGAATCAGGAACGACCGGAGGATTTCCGTCCCACCGGGAAGTTCGGGGATCCGTCGCATATTGGGATGCGCCGCTATGTCGAGGTTGCGAAACCCGACGAAGAGTCCGCTTGATCCTGCCCCGGCATTCTTGACCGCCGACTAAGTGTTGAAAGGGGTGTGCCATGGGGCTGGGTAGTCGAATTGCGCGTTCGCATGACACGGTGGGAATGCAGCGGCAGGCGGTGAATTCCGAGGAATTCGCGGATTTCCGCGTCGACCAGCGAGTCATGACCATCGACGGAATCGTAGGCAAGGTCGTGGCGATCGAGGACGGCCCGTACCCCGGCACAGAGGCCTACCGGGTCGCTCTGGACAACGGTCTCGGCGGAGGTTCTTACCGCTCGGCCGATCTGAAGGACGCCACTACGACGACCGCATCCACCGAGACCACAGCGGCGGCGGATTACCCTGAACTTGGTGACATCCTCACCCGACGGCCCGATATTGCTGCGAGCTGACCATGGGCGGCCCGACGAAGAATCTCCAGGAAGCTCCCTGGCCTGACGCGCTGGCGAGTTTGCTCGAACGTTGCCGCTACCGGCCGGGCTGGCAGCACTACCTCCAGCACGTCGACCGTGGTCAGGGCAGCATTGGACTCACGCTGTTCATCACCACCGACACGGTCAACACCTACCGGCCCGACGAGCCGATCCGAGTCAACCACCTGTTTCCGGTACCGCCCGCCGCCTATGACGAGCGCTCCTGGCGGCGGTGGCTGTTCGAGCGGTTCCGCGAGGTGGAGAGCCACGAGTGCGCGGAATTCTTCCAGATTGACGGTGAGCGTCCTTACGCTCCGAGTCATGGCCCTGGATCAGATCCCTATTTGATTCGCGAGCTGGGGACTGACATCGACCACAGGACGAGTTTTCGGGGGGAAGTGAACCCATGAGCGAACTGAATGAGCGGCTCCGCCTCGGCGCTGCCACACATCGGATCGCCAAGAAGATCGACTCCCGCACGTCCGCTGAGCAGCTCTACCGTGATGCTGCCGCTGTCGCTGAGCAACGCGTGCCAGGCCAGCTCGGTACGGTGCTCGCCGCCGTGCTGATTGAGGCAGCCGAGCTCAGGAAGCACTCCGGGATGCGTGGCTCACTCGGGGCACCAAACTCGATGCTTGCCCTGGCGGTCATCGTGAGCGAGGCGAACGAGCTGTGAGCGAGGACTATGAGCGGCCCGGCCCGGTCAGCGATGTATTCCAGCCGTCGACATGCTCGTACTGCGGGGGTACCGACTTCGGGCCGGAGACGGACAACGGGAGGGCCGGACGGGTCACCTGCGTGGCCTGCGGTGGCACCATGGTCTCCTCCGGCGGCCAATGGCAGCCCGACCTGATCGGCCAGCCCGACAACCACCCCAGCACCGATGCGGATCCCCGCTCCGGTGGGGTCGGGGGCATCGGCGGGGCGCCGGTCCAGCTCCGGGAGAACGACCTCTCCTCCCGCACGGCCGGAGCCAGCGGCGAGCTGCCCGAGGGCATGACCATCGAGCGCCAGCAGTACCGCAAGGGCGACGACGAGCACACCGATCTGGACTCCCACCTGCCCGGCTGGGATCACTACCGGGTCTGTGCCCTGGTCCCTGGCCGCCGGGAGCCGATCGGGCACATCGAGTACTCGGTGCAACCCCAGGACAAGCAGATCGAGATCCACGAGACCCAGGTGCACTCGCGCTACCAGCGTCAGGGTGTTGGTACCAAGCTCAATCAGACGATCATGGAGTGGCACCCGCACCACGACGTCGACCGGGGCGCGGCCACCGAGGACGGCGAGGAGTTCCGCAAGAGCCTCGGATCCACCGACTGGTGTCGCCACCGGCACGCCTCGCATTGCTGGCTGCCACGCAACGACAGCACCCATCCCGACGTCGCGCTCTACACCCCGCAGGATCGGGGGGTCTGCCCGTGGACCACGGCCACCATGCAACAGATCAACTGTCCAATGTCTGAGCCCGGACCGATGGCGGGGATGTCCATGAATGGCTCGATGACTGACACGCCTGAGCTGCGGTGGCACTTTACGGCAACATGGGCCGACGTCCGGGCTAAAGCCAAACGGATCCGGGCCGAGGGCGGAGTCGTTGTCCTTTCCGCGCTGCCGGACACGGTCACCGCGAACGTACAGGGCGACACCGGGGTCTACGAATCCCAGATCAACTACGTGCCGGGCACCCGCAGGGTCGGTTACTGGCAATGCTTCCTGCCCGACGCTCCGGTGACGATGGCTGACGGCAGCGAGAAACCGATTTCCGAGGTCCAGCCTGGCGACATGGTCATCACTCATACCGGTGCCGTGCGCCGGGTTGTTCGGGCTGAAGCTAAGCCCTACGACGGCGGCCTGACTCGTATCAAAGTGGCGGGCGATCATAGGGAGCTGGTGGCGACCTCAGAGCACGAGGTCTACGCGGCCAACCGGGATTACTTCCTCGACGGTCGTGGGCGGGACACCCTTTACCAGCACACCGGGTCCACGATTCCCTCCCTGAGCCCCCGCGCAGAATGGAAGGGCATTGGGACACTTGAAATTGGGGATTACGTCTCCAGGACGCCGCTGAAGGGTGAGAACCCCCTCTCGATACGCGTTCCTCGACCGGCCTTGCGTCCCGTCACGGCGGCATCAGGGGTTCGTGGGGTCTCGTTGCACAGCAACGCGCACACCGGGATGCAGTATTGGATCTTCCGAGTCACCGAGGGCGGCCGGGCCGGGGTGCCCCACACGAGCTACTTCAAGACCCGGGACGAGGCTGTTTCGGCATCCAACGTCTACTATGCCGAGCGCGCCTATCTCGATGTGAAGGTCGATGAGGAGCTGGCGTATTGGCTGGGTTGGTACACAGCAGAGGGCTTCCTGGTGCGCAAGGGTTACCGAGTCGGGTTCTCTCTGTCGGCAGACGAGGTCTGGGTGACTGAAGCGCTCGATGACATCGCTTGGCGCAAATTTGGGGTACGCGGGACAGTCCGGCATCTGAACAACAAACTCGACTATCGAATCAGTCATTTCGCGCTGCATTACCTGGCAGCGCAGCTTGTCGGACACGGGGCGAAAAACAAGTCGTTGTCCTCTCGTCTCCTAACATTGCCTTCTGCCGAGATGGAGCGATTCGTTCGGGGCTGGCTACTCGGTGACGGTGCCGTGGAGTCTTCTGGTCGGCATGGCATTTCGACGGTTAGTCCCACGCTGGCTCTTCAAGCACGAGAGTTACTGACGAGGCAGGGTTTTTCGGTCTCGATCTCTCACGTGGATACCAACCCTGGTGGTTTGGAATCCACCCGTAATGGTGGCGAGATATTCTCCGTGCGCTACCAGAGCCGTCAGCACAATGTGGCACAGTTCCACAAAGACGGTTCTGCCTGGCATCGAGTGGAATCCTCAACAACTGAACATTACTCGGGCGATGTGTGGGACATTGAAGTGGAAGGGGATCACTCTTTCCGAGCTTATGGCTACAACGTGCACAACTGTGGCTGTGCCTGGGCGAGCTACACCTGGGGCCGGTCCCCGGCCTACCGCCGCTACGAGGGCAGAATGTGCTCCCACGCGCTCGCCCTCCAGTTCGAGGCGCAGTCCTGGGAGATGTCCGGCCTGCCGGTCACCGAGGACACCGTGCGTCCCGGGTGGATGCGGGACAAGGTGCGGGTGCGGCACGATCGCGTGACCCGCGACCACGACGTTCGTGCCGCATCGCGTCAAGATCCTTTGGACCCCGAGGGCGTCTACCCAAGTGATCATGGCCTTTGCTTGGCACGTCCACCCATCTACGCGTTCGCCGTCGATGCCTACGGCCAGTCCGGAGATCCGGCCGACGCCATGCGGGTGCTGCTGGCCGCTGGGCTGGAGCACACAACTGCCCGCGAGCTGCTCGATGACATGCCCCGGGTCGCGGCCAAGGACGAGCCGCTCGATGAGCCGACGCACGCCGGGGTGGTGCTCAAAGCGCACGACACCGGCCGGGTGCTGATGATCCAGCGCAGTCACAAGGACGAGGACGATCCGGCGGCTGGTAAATGGGAATTCCCGGGCGGCAGCCGGGAGCCCGAAGATCACAACAGCCTGATGTCTGGCGTTCGAGAATTTGAAGAGGAGGTTGGCCAGCCGTTCCCGACCGGTGGCCACGTGCAGCACGTCTGGCGCTCGCCGAACGGGGTCTACCAGGGCCACGTCGTGGTAGTGCCCACCGAGGACGACATCAAGTTCCACGAGGGTAGATCAACTGTAAATCCGGATGATCCTGACGGTGACGACCATGAGCAGTCAGCATGGTGGCATCCCGATGACGCGCGCAAGAATCCGGCGCTGAGGGACGAATGCAAATCGAGTCCCTGGGACAAGATCAAGACTGCATCGTTGAGAACGACGGGCTCAGAGGACAAACTGGCGGAATTCCGCCGCCGGATCGCCGACTACAGCGCGCACGACGCGCTTGGCGGCGACGCCTCGGACTACCGGCCGAAGCCACCCCCCAGGAGCCCCCAGACCGATCAGGGCGACAACCCGGGCTCCACGGGTTGGGCCACCTCCGGCGACCCGCCTGAGTGGGACCAGGCGTCCAGCGGCGCATCCATCGCGCCGCTGACGAGCTACTCCGGCTATCGGCCGATCGTCGGCCGTGCGCAGGCTGAGCTGCTCCGAGAGGGCGGCATCGATGACCAGCTGTTCACGGTGGCCCCGCCGGTGCCCCAGCGCATGCTGGACCGCTCAGAGCCCGACATGCGCGCGGTGGCCATGGAGGCTCAGCGCGTGGCTGACCGAGAGGCCGACAGCCGGTGGATGGCCGACATGTTCCTCGGCACCCTGCACGATGAGCCAGAGGCCGCCCTGCCGTCCACCGACGGCGCGGAGGAGACCGAGGGTGAGCGGGTCCGCTCCCAGATGAGTCCGGAGATCGAGGGTATCGACGGAGACGACCTGACACCCAGCGACGGCCGGACCGCGACCGTCAGCGACACCGTGGCCCGCTTCCAGCAGACGGCGGCGGCACAGGCCCTCCAGGGGGCCGGGACACCCCGAGGAGACGACATGGACATCGCAGCGGCGGCCAGGCAACACCTCGGCCGCAAGACCGCCCTGAAGGACTTCAGCGCCATCGAGCGGCTGGAGCTGATCTCTGAAGGCCGTGGCGCACGGGCCCGCAATTTCCCAGATTTGGATATCACCAACACGCATTACGCCGATCTCGCCGCAGCCATCGCTCAGGAGCAGTCCCTGGACGAGGCCACCGACAGCCTGTTCTCCTGAAGGAGCTCCGATGACCGCCCCCACATCCGAAGAGCCGTTCCCGCAACAGCAGGACACCGTGCAGGCCGCGCCCCCGCCCTTCGAGAGCCAGGCCACGTTCCCCCTCACCACGACGATCAAGCTGGATCAGCTCACCGACGAGATCCGAGCGGCCCTGCACCGGCAGGTGAACGTCGCCCAGATCGGGCCGGAGGACTTCCGCGCGCCGATCTCGGAAGATAACCCCGCCGAGCTGGCGGTCAGCCCCGGCGACGTGGACGATCCGACGGTGACTCAGACGATCAATGATCACGAACCCGATGATGGGTACGGGATCGCGGCCCACGTCAGAGACTTCGATGCCCTGGTCGCTCGCGTCGCCAATGATCCAGAGACCGCCCTCTCAGCGGAGGATGTTGAGCAGGGCATCCGAGGGCTGCTGCTGCGCGAGTCCGGCCGCCGGGCCACAGAAGTGGCCTCTCCGGGACTGGCCGCTCTCCCCTCGGGCTGATCTCAGGACGTCCCCGAGATGGTCCTGTTTGAAGGGATCTTCGACCGCCTTAAAGGGCGAGCGAACTCCCCCAGACAGAAGGTGATCCCACACCTTGCCATCTCTTACGAGAGCCAGAAAATGCACCGCCGCTCACCCAGCGGCGGTGCTGCTGTGCGTCCGCACAGAGCGCCTTGGCGAGGCGCTAGTCGAGTACGGCGTCACCCTAGACAACTGAGTAGAGCGGAGATCTACGGGTGAGATACGTTGCTCAATGGTTGCGCATGGTTAAGGGAAAGCTCGGGCGGAGGGGCTGCTTTCTGCTTTTCCTGACTCAGTTGGATTACATTTACGGTCTGTCCCTGCTATTACCGACCCCGAGTAGTCTGAAGATGCCACAGAATATATTCCTGATGGCAATTATGCCGCTGTGGATCTGGGGATCATTGTGGGTCATCGTCGGTGCCACGTGCATGATATTCGCGTTTCGAGCCCACGATGGAATTGGTTACGCGGCCGCGATGTTCATAAAAGTGCTCTGGGGAACGGTGTTTTTTCTCGGATGGATATTCTCTGACATCGAACGCGCCTACTTGACCTCCACAATCTGGTGTGCCTTCGCGGCGGTTGTTTATCTGGTCTCCACCTGGCCTGATGACGTCAAGGAGGCTCTTCGATGAGCGAAGCCATCACAATCGCCATTGTCGCTGGTGTCCCTGGGCTGATCGGCGCGTACCTGGCTTATCGGCAGAGCTCCAAGGCTGCGGAGAAAGCCGCCATGAATGAAGCCATGAAGGTCGAGTCGGGCGCTTATGAACGAGCGAAGTCCCTCTATGAAAATGGGATTAAGCAGCTCGAATCACAGGTCGAGCGTCTGCACCGCCAGTTATATGTAGAGCAGGAAGTGGCCACGAGGCTCCGCGATCAGGTCACAGAGCTGGAGATCGCGGTCGCCACAATGAGACGTCAGATCGTCAACGCGGGCCTCAACCTGTCGCTACCGGACACCCACATCATCACACCCGCCCAGGACCAGCCAGGTGATCCACCATGAGTTGGCGCGTGAGACGCCACGTCCGGTGGGTGGTCCGGGTCAACCGCGACGGCACCGCCGACGTCCTCCGCAATGGACGCCAACTCATCTCGGGCCTGCCACAAGAGGATGCCCTGGCCTACATCCGTCGGCGTCGCAAAGAGGTCGACCAGGTTTCCCGGGAAGACCTGGACGGTCAGCGTACCGACATCACCAAGAGCGTTGGCCTGCCGAGAAGGCAATGACCCCTCGCAAGGGATGAATCATCGGGAGGCACCAGGTGTTCCAGAAATTTGCCAGCGCGGCGATTCTCGACGCGCATATCGCCAGTAGCGGCTTATTGATGCGTACCGCGCACAGAGCCGTATTCAATTACACGCCTCGCCTCGGGTATCTCTATGTCCGGTCTCGGATGATTTCCTCTCGATGCAATGACAACTTCGATGAATTCCCGGCCGAGGAAATCGAGAAGGGCTATCGCACCTTCATCGGTAAGCCGGTCTTCGTCAATCACCACAACGAGGATCACCGCCGGGCACGCGGGGTCATCATCGATGCGGTACTGCACAAGGACGCCCTCCCTACTGGCGCGCCGGATTACTGGGTTGAGGGCCTCCAGGAGATTGATGCGTTGACTTACCCCAAGCTCGCTGCCGCCATCATCCGGGAGGATATCGACCGCACCTCCATGGGTGTGGATGTCGCCTTCTCGGTCTGTTCGGCGTGCAACAACAAGGCGACCACCCCGCTGGAATACTGCAATCACATTCCCGCGCTGAAAGGCCGGAAGGCCATGCGTCGGATGGCTGATGGCAGCAGCAAGCCGGAGCTGATCCGCGAGCGCTGCCACGGATTGTCGTTCTTCGAGAACAGCCTGCTGGTCGAAGATCCCGCTGACCCAACGGCGTATTTCCTCGGCTCGGTTGAGCTGGGTCCCGGCCTGGAACACCTCGGGCAGCGCACGGCGACGCGCACCTACGCCCATAACCCGGTCACCGTCACCCTGCCGTCAAGCCAGCCGGGTCGCATCGTGGCGGCCAGGCAGAGCGCGCTGTCCCTGATCGCCTCCGGTGGCGACTGCCCGGCGTGCGGCGGCATCGACACCATCTCGATGCAGGGCTCTGCGGAGTGCTTCGATTGCGAGCACGTCTACTCGATGCACCGTGAGGCCAAGCCTCGCTACGAAGACCCGGCCGACCACCCGTTCTTCCAGACCAACCCGGCGCACGCCGACCACGTCATGAAGATGTGGCACGCCTCCAACGACGACGAGAAGGCCTCCGGCAAGCGCTGGTATGCCGACGCGCACCTGGTGGCCAAGGCGCTGGGCACCCTGCACAACGGCGAGCACCCGCACGGCAACACCCACCTCGCGGCGGGCATGCTGGCCAACTACAGCGCGCAGACCGGTTGGGAGGCCAACCAGCACAACGCCGCTCGCGCGCTGCACGAGGGCAAGGGCATCGGCGGGCCCGGCTCTGGAGTCTTCGCCTCCGGCCGCCAGAAGGACGCCGCCGACCGGATGATGGCCGGGGAATCCCACCATGACGTGCTGAGTCCGAACGCGCACAAGATCCGCGACTTCGCGCACCTGATCGAGCACGGCGGTGACGCCCATCCTCACGACCCGCACGTGGTCATCGACCGGCACGCCCTGTCGGTGGCCACCGGCCGCCGGATGACCGACGACGACTACGGGTCGTTCCCTAAAACCCAGCGGCACTACTACGGCCACGTCGTCGGCGCCTATCACGAGGCGGCCCGCAAGATCTCCGAGCAGACCGGCGAGCCCATCGCCGCGCACATGGTGCAGGCCACCACCTGGCTGGCCCAGCAGCGGCACAACCATGAGGGCGAGGCCGAGCAGGCCAAGGCCGATCCCGCCAACAACGCCAATCGGCTCAACCGGGGCCGCGAGGTCTCCCGGCAGAAACAGGAGAGGCAATGGGGCGACTTCCGCCAGCAGCATCTGCCTGATCTGAGCGCCAACCCCGGGACCGGATACGGCAAGTCGGCCGCTCGGGGCCGCCGGGGGCGACCCTGAGGGGGATCCACTAGCCCCCAGAACCGCGTACGGAGAGACGAAGGCGCCTCAGCAGGTGGACACCCTGCGCGATGAAGCTTGCCCCGTCTGTGGCGAGACTCAGGCCTGGGACGGCGACGAGTGCAAGGTATGCGGCTTCACCGCGCCACCGGATAAATTCCAGGACCCCGATGTCGACATGCACAAGCGGCTCGACCTGCGGAACAACGATGATCTTGACGGTGGGGACGTCAACGACCTGAACTCTGACGTGAACGACCGCGACGGTGACGGCCTTGACGACAACACCGGCGAGCCGATCACCGACGAGGACCAGGCGGGTGCGGATGACGAGCAGCCGATGCTGGCCTGCCCGGCATGCGGATTCGAGGTCCCGGCTGGAGAGCCGACGACCACCGATACCCAGGCACCGGAGATGGGCGCCGACATGAGCGGTGGCCCGGCGGCCGGGGATCTCTGCCCGCAATGCGGTAAGGCTCCGCTGGAATCGCCAAACGAAATGGCCGAGCAGGGGATGGAGCCGGAAGCGGATCCAGACCAAGAGGAAGACCCGGACTCCATT